AAAATGGTTGGTTAGTCTAGTAAAACCAGTTCAACCCAATGAAGAATATCTACTTAAGCGAAGAGAGGGAAAAGATAATTCATATTGGAACTATATCTTACCAAGAGAACTAGAAAATGCACATAAGCAAGATTATATTATGTTTTTTAAAGCAATGGATTTCACAGAGATATCTTTAATCTCTAAGTCTTTACCTAAAACAAAAATATTCAAGTTAGGTAAATCTAAATTAAAAAAATATAATATTTTTTACTGTTTTAATCCTTATATAAGAGGTCTGCTAAGAAATAGTTCATTATTAATGGAGTTCGGAAGAGAAGCTAGAGTATCTTTAGCAGTTAAACACGACACCAATGTACCTAATAATCCAGGTGATTTAGAGTATTATTTGAATGAGTTCATATTAGTAAGAGAAAAGCTAGAAGATAAGACTTATGAATCAGAGTACTATCTAGACGGAAAAGTTCATCCTTTAAAGAGAACTGAGTTTATTTGAGTTTAAGGTTTGGGTTATATAATTATACTAAAGATAAGGATTAATAGATGAAAACTATTACATTTACTAGAAAAGGCAAGACACATACAGTAACTACAACAAAAGTTCAAGAAACTTTATACGGTACATATGGTATTTTAGTGGGTAAGACAGGACATCTTAATAAGTTAGTTAGTATTAGGTAAGTTTAACTCCCTAAGGAGTTAAATTTTTATTATGCTAAGAAAGAATCTTCAAAGTTAATAGCAAAAGTACGAGCATACATACCCTCACCTTCATTTAGTGGATTTTCAGTAATTCCATAACGAGTGTTCAAGATAATTGCTGGTTGACCTGATTCAGGATGTACAACTCTTGTAAAAGAAACTGGTACATAAGGAGCATAATAACCAATCGCATCACGACGGTCTGAACCTTTATATAAAACAGTACAATAATCACTTTCAGCAAAAGCATCCATTACAACTTTCATTTTATTAAAAGTTCCAATTACACCAACACCAACAGCAGTTGATTTAACAGTTGATTTAGTTTCAATAGCTTTAAAACCTTTAATTTGTTCAAGAACAGTAGCAACTTTAGGAGAAACAAGTAAAATATTACCTGCACCACGACGAGTTAATCTAGCAATTTCTCTTGATTCATTAGCAATCTTAAGACCTAAGTGAGCCATATTTTCTAATTCAAATCTATTAGAACCAGAAGCATCAGTACCACCAATTTTAAAGTCAGAAGCTACGGCAGCCCAACCATTAACAGTATCTACAATTTCTCTATCTAATTCATTTTGAATTTCAACAGCCATAATGTTCATTAATTCTTCATCTGCATTAAGACCGTGCATTGCTTTAAGATCTTGGTACATTTCAACAGTATATTCTGATTTAAGTTTACGAGATTTAGCAGTGATAGTTTTTTGTTTAATTTCAAATCCTACTTCTGACATATCATAACCAAGTAATTCTGCTTGAGTTGTTGGTAAAGAACCAGTGTAACCTTTTAAGATTTTTCTAAAAGTTAATTCATTAGAATAAGTTGATTCAACAACTAAAGTTCCAATTTGAGCTGGAGTATCAGCATTATCATATACGGCACCTGAAGCACTGAATACTTTAGAATCAATAAGAACAATTTCATCTTCTACATAAATTACAGTTGCAAGTTTAGAATCTTTAACATCATCAGCTGAAATAACCATTCCTTTAGTAAGTGTATTACCTGGAATTTTAATTATTTGACCACCTGCAACAGGGCTAATTCTACCTGAACTTCTATCATCTTTATTAGCACCCATACCAGTATATCTAAATGCTAGTGAATAAACATAACCAGTTGGTGAACTTAATGGTTGAACTCCAATTAACTCATTAGCAATTAATGCAGGTTGAACTCTACGAGCCAATGGCATAAAAATTGGTGTGAACTGAGCTACATCTGAAGCAACAGTTCCTTCAGTCATTAAACGATTTTCTTCTTTAGCCTGATTCTCTAGTAAAAGTGCAACATTTGCCTTTTCTGAAGGTGCAATCTCTGGCATCTTTTTAGACTCTAAAAGAGCCTCATATTTTTCTGTTAGTAATTCCATTTTAAATCTCCTTTTTTGTTGTTATTTTAAATTTATTTATATTTCTAGAATAAGTGTGTCGCGGTTGGCGTATATGCACTCTCATTCAACATTTTTGATTCTTGAATTCTACTTGGCTTATTGAATTTATTTTTTGTAATTTTAACTTCATTTACTAGAGTATCTAAAGTATCTACAAATTTAGAAGCACGAGCATCGTCAAATTCAACCATTTCTGCTAGTTTAAAGAATCTATTTTTTTCTAATGAAGTCATTCCTTCAGCGTGTTCTTGGATAAGACCCGTTTTAAGAAGTAAAGCATTAGACTCTTTTAAAGCAATATTTTCTTCCATTAATCTATCATTCATACCTTCTAAGTTAGAACCTGATGGTAAAGTTTCTTTAGCTTCTGCGATTTGGGCAATTTCTACACCCGTTGCAATCATTAAAGAATTAAAACCTTCTAGAACAGCATCATATTTTTCAGCTTTGATTGATTCATTAATTTCAAAAGAATTTTCTTCTACAAATTCTTCAACTACTTTAGTTAAATATGAATCTAGTGTATCTTCAAGCTCAGATTTCATTTCTGTTAATTGGTTGAACATATACTCTTCATATAATTCCTCTTTTCCTTCAGCGATTTTAAGTGCTTCAAGCATTACTGATTTATCAAAACTTTCTTGTAAAGCACTTTTAGTTTCAAAAGGTACTTCTAGACTTTCTAAAATTTCATTCATTGTTAATCTCCTTTGTTTTATTGTTTCTTTAATTATTTATTTTTAAGAAAAGACTCTATTTTTAATGGTAGTAAAATAATCTTCCTTAGGTTTTGAAGATTCACTAACTTCATTGTTGCACTCTTCACATATACCGTTTTCAGTAGGAACATTAATCAAGCACTTAAAACACTTTCCTGAATTCTCTTGAATCTTAAAAGATTCTAGTATTTTATCTGCAGTTTTGATGTCTTTTGATGAAGTTCTTTCAGATAAAAATTCACTAACACCTTCAACAATATTTCTTTGGTCTTGTTTAATCTCTGTTACAGCATCATTCAGATAATCTGATATATCAGAATAGATTTCTTCTTTAAGTTTTTCTCTGAACTCAATAAGATAGTTGCTTAGTTCTTCCGAATAAACATTTTCTAAGTAATCAGAGATTTCATTGGTAATATCACCACCTACTTTTTTCTTTAGTTCAGTTTCTAGTTCATTATCTTTAAATCTAAATGATGAAGTTACATCATTTTTATTCATTCTAACAGTAATACTATTACCATTTTTATCTTTATAGATTGCAGAACCTCGCTTATCAGATATTTTTTTAAAACCTAGTGCTTCTAAATCCTCTTCTTTTAAACTATTGTTAGAAGTGAAATTTTCATTCATCTTACAAGTTTCACCTATACACCCATTTTCATTAATTTCGTATTCTTTATCTTGGGCAATTCCGTTGATAAATTGAACTCCTTCAACTACTCCGTTAAGCATAGCATTATAATCTGATGGCTGATCAACAGCATCATAAGTTATTAAATTAAAATCTTCTACCACACCAGTTGCTGATACTTTACCAACACCACGAGATGAAACACCTATTTTAATCCCTTCTTTTATGAGACCTTTAATTTTATTGGTTAGTTCAGTATTATCATTAAGGATTTTTGCTTTCCCTATAACATTACCAACCGCATCCATTTTTAGTTCTACTATTCGCATAACAGCTTTCGAAGGGTCAACTGTAGATCTAGGTGGATGTTGCCATTCCCCTAAAGTATTAACTGACTTTTCATTGATTTCTTTCTGGTACTTCTGTACTTCTCGTTCCCAAATATTACCTGAATAAACACGACCGTTTCTATTCTTAGTATTTGGTGTGGAGAAAATACCTGATATAAAATAATTTCTTTCAGTTATTCCTGTTCCTTCATTTAATGTCTCTTCTATAGAACCATCTAATAAAAGAGCATCTTCCATTATTAATTTCATATTAACCTCCTATCCTCCTTTAAAAATATTTATTAAAAAGGATTATTGTTTTATTTGAGCAAATAAATCTTTCATATTCTCGAAAGATTTAAGTTCAGCACCCTTTGCTTGAATTGTTGGGTTGTTACGGAGTTTGTCTTCTAGACTAACTCTTACCTTCTGAGCAAAATCTGAAAATCGTTTATTTTCAATATCTGATATTGCTTCACTTATGTTCTTATTCATATATATCCTTTTTTAGTATTTATTGTTACCAGGAATCTTGGTCATCATCTGTTTTATAGAATCTAGAATAAAGTTTTGATGTTTTTTCTTTTTCTAAGGACTCAGCCATTTCTTTAATTTCCTCATCGGAAAGTTTTAGCACTTTTTTATAAATGTATTCATAACTAAAATATTTCCCAATAAGATCTTCTACATCGTTGAACAGATTAAGATTATCAGACATAGTTTCTCTCTCCATTTTCTCGAAGAATTTATTCTCTGAAACGAACTTTATTTTAAAATTAAACTGTAATTCATCCCACTCTTCTTCTTTTACTATTCCTTTAGAAATTAAACTTCTTTTTAGTATTCCATAGAATAACTCAAGGAATTGATTTCTTAATCTAGAAACAAAATTAAAAAATTTAAGTTCTTCTTGTTTTATATTTGTATTGGTGTAGTCGAACTCTGCTTCTGAGGGCTCTACATCATTACTTCTATTAGATGGAACGTTTAAAGCATTATATAACTTTCTTTTAAAATAAAGTACATCAGAAAGTTCACCTAGATTTCCTGTTTCATCAATAGTATCTACTGTCGTTCCTTTTTCACCACCTCTGTTTGGAAACCAATAATCCTCAGTTAAGGCGGTGACGTGTTGTTGATTAGATATGGTTCCTGATTCTAAATCATAGAACTTCTTATACTTGAATTTAGTTTGATTTTTCTTCATCACTTCTTCAGCCTGCTTATTGTTTAGATTAGAAACATCTACATTAAAAACTCTTCTAGATACTGACCTCATAAATCTCATAGGAATAAGCATATCTTCTAATGATGATAACATATTGGCTGGTTTTATTGCGGGGTGTAGATTGCTCATAATAATATTGTTCGAGTAGATTCCTGAGTCTATTCTTATTATTTCTTCTTTAGCAAAAACTTTAGTATTGAAGTCATTCTCTGTTTGGAACTGAGTTGTAGTTCCTTCGAATGTAGAATACTCCCATTGATCTTTAGATTTATTAAAACCGAAACCTAAGGGTGATAGAATGTTGTATTTCTGTATTCCTGAATTTATGTCTTTTTCAAGATAAGGTGTGTGTAAAATCAGTTGTCCATCAACATAAAATTGTTTAAACATAGAATATATATTTTTGTTTAAATTCATTTTATTGGATATATCATTTAGTTCTTTGGTTATTTTATCTTTTAAATCATTAGGAACTTCACTTTTAAAGTCCAGTTCAAGTATATCCTTAGAACCAGGAGAAAACACAGATTCATCTATAATTTCACTTACAGCTTGAGAGACTTCAGGAGTTCCTTCTATACGTCTATAAGTTTTAATTAAGGAATTCTGGAGTTGAACTTCTTTTTGTCTTGAGGTTTTTTCACCTCCATAAAAAGAACCTGCTTCATTCCCATTATCAAAAAAACCAGTGGGTGCTAGACCATCCAGGTCTTGTTCTATGTTATCTACATCAGGAGTAGAGGACAGCTCTTTTTCTACTTTTTTCTTAAAAAAAGTCTTGTCTAACATTTCAGTTAAAATATTCATAATTATCCTTTTTATTTTTATTCACATAAATATTTATAAAAGGAAGGTAATATGAAGAAAACTGTAATTAAAGACACTAAGGTTTATTTTAAAGGCAATAGTCAAGTAATTCTAGAAGGTACTGTATATGAAGCTGATGCTGAAATAGTGAAGCAAAACCCTAAATTATTTATTGATGTGGAAGTAGAAAAAGCTCCTGAAGTAATTAAAGAAGTTCAAACACCTAAGGAAATTAAAGTTGAAGTTCCTGAAGTAATTGAAACTGAAGAAAAACCTAAAAGAGGTCGAAGAAAAACTAAAGAAGATTAGAAGGAGGAGGTAAATCCTCCTTATTCTCTTATTTTTTATTACAAAGCATTTACTATAAAAATATTTTGTAATAAAAAATAAATTGAGCCCAGAAGGACTCAACTTAAATCGAACATAATTCCTGACTAAGCGAAGATTTCGGAGAATGATACTCCAGAACCAACAGCTATGAAGTTCAGTGAAATATACTCTGCAACTCTCGTTGGTTTGATAGCAATATCACAAACGAATTGATTTGCATCAATTACGGCTGGTGTATTGTTTGTTTCATCACATCTAACATAGAAATCATAAATTCCTCTTCCTGCTTTAACTCCTTCTAAGAATGGAGAAATTGCACTGACTAAACGATTTCTTGTGTAAACCATTAATATTCAGTTAAAATCGTTACTTCCAACCCGGTTATTTGAACCTGCTTTATATCTCTATAAAGATTAGACCATATCATTATTCTTAAAAATTAAGAATATAAACTACTTCGATTCTACTTAGAATCTACTTCCTCTCGGAATGGTCGTTGAACTTTACTCTTGTTTCACTTCTGAAGTTTAGAGTCTTAGATGCTGATTGTCTCTACCTTTAGTTTTTCAAGCATTCATAAACTAATTTCTTGTTTATTGTAGCACTAAAGTCTGACAAGATGTCCCAGCAATTCAATTTATTTTATAACGACGTATTTACATCGTTAAACTCGAAGAGGTAGAACTTGCTCATTCTTGAGATTGCTCTCTCTAGTGTATTGACATTATATTCAGTTAAAATCGTTACTTCTAACTCGATTCTATCTAAAGAATCTGCTTTAAGTCTCCTTAAAGATTAGACTATATCATACTTCATTTTTTGAAGTGAAACCGCTTCCAAATCACTTGATTTGTACTCCTCGAAAGGATAGTCGTTGAACTTTACTCTTATCTAAATATTAGACTTAGAGTCTTAGATGCTGATTGTCTCTACCCTTATTTTGTTTAGCATTCAAGTAAAATTTCTTTCACTTTGTAGCAATAAGGTCTTAAACAAGATATTCCAGCAATTCGATTTCTT